GACAACCTGCTGCGCATGGACAGCGTCACGCAGATGCAGGTGCTGAAGGAAGGCGTCAGCGCCGGTGTTCTCTCACCGGACGAAGCGCGCGCGAAGATCGATCGTAAGCCCGTTCCCGGCGGCTCCAGCCCGTACCTCCAACAGCAGAACTATTCGTTGGAAGCGCTGGCGAAGCGCGATGCACAGGATGATCCATTCGGGACGGCCACACCGTCCGCCGAACCCGCGAACGACGATGAACCCACCGAAGCAGAACGAGCGCAACTGCGCGCCGAGAAAATGGCGCTGCTCGAGAAGCGAGTCCGGGAGCGCATGAATGCTTGAACTGGACGACATCGCCGAAGTAATCGCGGGCGCAGTGCGCGAGGCGACCGAACCCCTGCTCACCCGGCTCGATGCGCTCGAAAAGCGCGAACTGGTGCTGCCAGAGAAGGGCGAGCCCGGAAACCCGGGCGAGGATGGCGCTCCTGGGCCGCCCGGCAAAGACGGCGCGGATGGCAAAGACGGCGTCGGCCTCGCCGATGTTTTGAAGGATGCTGACGGCAACCTGATCCTAGTGATGACTGACGGCCGGACGAAGAGCCTCGGTCCCGTAAACGGCAAGGACGGCGCACCGGGGCAAGACGGCCGGGACGGCCTCGGCTTCGATGATATGAAGGTGGAGCAAGTCGGCGAACGCACAGTGCGATTCCTGCTGTCTCGCGGCGAGGACGAAGCCGAGTTCGATATTCGCTTCCCGGTGCCGGTCTACCGCGGCGTGTTCAAGGAAGCCGACCAGTACGAAGCCGGCGATCTCGTCACCTGGGCAGGCAGCCTCTGGCACTGCAACGAGCCGAAGGGCATCAAGCCGGGCGCTCCCGAGAGCGGATGGCAGCTGGCCGCGAAGGCTGGCCGCCCCGGTAAGGACGCCGGCAAATGATCACGCTGGCGCAGGCCAAGGAGCAATGCCGTGTTCGGCATAGCGACGAGGACACGTACATCGGCGACTTGATCACTCGGGCGCAGGCGTGGGTCGAGCGCTACACGGCCAAGCCGATTGCGGTGGCGACGGTCACCGACACGTTCACGGGGTTTGGCGATTATCTGCTGCTGAGCCGAGGGCCGTTCGTGACGTTGACGTCGATCGGTTACATCGACGCAGACGGGGTGGAGCAGACGCTTGCCGACACCCGGGTCCGTGACGGCAGAATCTACGCACCGACTGCGGGCTGGCCGACGATCGAGGATTACTCGACCGTCACCGTCACTTACACGGCGGGATTCGCAACGACGCCGCCCGAGATCGACCAGACCATGCTTCTGCTCATCGGCCACTGGTACCGCAACCGCGAAGCTGTTGTCGTCGGCTCGATCACGAAGGAAATCGAGTATGCAATAGAGGCGCTGGCCGGACCGTTCCGCCTGCCGACAGTGGCATGACCGCCGGCCGCCGCAACAAGCTCATCACCATCGAGCGCTACACGACCACGCAGGACGATTACGGCGAAGAGACCCAGACGTGGGCGACCTACGCAATCGAGTGGGCCGCGATTTATTACGGTCGCGGCGACGAGCGCCGGCAGGCAGCGATGGAACAGGGCCAGCAAGCCGCTACCTTCCAGATGCTTTCGAACCCGTTGACCGAGGCTGTGACGCTGAAGGACCGCATCGTCCATGACGGCGCGAACTGGGACATTACCGGCATCGCGCCAGATACGCCGAAGCGCGGCGAGATCGAACTAACCGCAACAAGGAGCCTGTGATGCGCGTTCGCACGATCCGTAAGCATATAAACCGGCATGGCCCGGTCCCCATCAAACAGCATGGCCGCAAGTACGAGGTCAGCGACCGCGACGGGCGCAACCTGATCGCGGCGGGGCTGGTCGAGGAAGACAGGCCGGCAGCCAAGTTGGGTGGCGATGAAGGTTGAACTGAAGGGCTTTCGGGAGCTGGAGAAGGCGCTCGCAGAAGAGCTCCCGAAGGCGACGGCACGCAACGTCCTGCGCAAGTCCATGATCCAGTCAATGAAGCGCATCGAAACGGGCATGGCCCAACGAGCGCCGCACGATCCGCAGGACCGTGACGGCGACGGCAACCACCTGAACGAAACAATGAAGACGCAGGCGGTGAAGGCAAAGCGCCAGCGCGGCTCTGCCAAGTTCGCGCGCTCTACCGGGATCGAAGTGATGACCGGCCCAGCACCCGTAGGCAAGCGCGCCCGTGCGAACGCAGGTTGGCAGGAAGACGGGACGGTGAAGATGCCTCCGCACGCGTACGCTCGCCCGACTGCCGATGCAGAAGGGCGGCGCGTGGTCGACGAAGTGATCGATGTGCTGAGAGAAAATATCGACAAGGCGAAGGCGCGGGTTGCCCGCAAGGCGGCACGGCAGGCAGCGAAGGGGTAGTAGATGGCCGACTTCGCTCAAGCACTGAAGGCCCGTTTGGTTGCCGCAATCGGCGGTGAGATTCATTGGGGCATCGTCCCGCAGGCGAAGTCACTGCCCTACGATCGGCTTCAGGTGATCAGTGATCCGCGCCCGCAGCATCTGCAAGGATACGACGGCGCGCGCGTGAGCCGCGTGCAGGCCGATTGCTTCGCCTCTAGTTGGGGTGCGGCGCGCGCTCGCGCAGAAGCGATCATCTCAGCGCTCGCCGCGCCATCAACGGTTAACGGCATCCAGTTCGGCCGCATCAAGGCTGAAGGCCCCCGCGACCTCGGCGAGGACGTGGAAGGCATCGGTTACATCCATAGGGCGAGCCTGGACCTGCTCGTCGAACACACACTGGCTTAACGGTCCAATCTCAGGAGAAAACTAGTGGCAGAAGATCAGGAAGCCAGCGTAGGCTGGAACGGAGAGGCGTGGCTGTCGACCGACGCCACGGTCACGAACCTCGCAGAACTCGTCCAGGTGGTTAGTTTCGGCTTGCCATCCAGCACGGGCGAGCGCGTCGAGACAACGCACCTCAAGTCGCCCAATCGGCGCCGTGAATACACCAGCGGCCTGATCGACGGCGGCGAAATCGAGGTCACGATCAACTTCCGTCCCGGATCCGACACCGACGTGCTGCTCGAAGCGGCGCAGGTCGCCGGCGACGAGCGTGCCGCGCGCTTCAACGTGCCGGAGCTCGGCGTGCCGACCTGGACCTATGACGTGACCGTTATCGTCCTGTCCTACGATAAGGGCGAGGTCAGCGCGGACGGGAAGATGGAGGCGTCGATCACCATGGCGGTGACCGGTGACGTAACCAGCGCCGCTTACGTTGAGCCCGTCTAATGGCGAACGCGATCCGCGGTGAAGTCCCGCTCAATCTGAGCGACGGGCGGACCTTCACTCTCATCATGGATATGGAAGCGCTGGTCGAGGCGGAAAGCGCCTACGGCAAGCCTCTCCAGAAGATGATGGCCGACGCGGCGCAAGGTTTCGTCGGGGCCTCGCGCGCTCTGCTCTACGGGGCTCTGCGGGCGAAGCATCCGGATGTGACGCTGCGGGATGCCTCGGCGATCTTCATGACCGACGCGGATGCCGCCGGCGAGGCGCTTACCGAGGCGGTTGAGAAAGGCTTTCCCGATGCTGCCAAGAGTGCGGAGGGAAAGGTATCCCGCCCTCGCACGAAGACCTCTGGCGGCAGTGGTGCGAAGCGGGCCTAGAACCTGACGTCTTCTGGCGGCAGACGCCCCGCACATTCGCGCTGATCGTCGGTGCTCGGATGAAGGCCCGGAACGATGCCGAGACCTCCATAGGGTGGCAGGTCGAACGGTTCGCCCGCGAGGGCAAGAAACTGAAGTCCCTCCACAAGTACCTGGAACCCGTGCCGTCTCCTGAACGGAAGCGGGACAAGGGCACGCGGGACGTGAAGCGCATGTTCGACAAGCTGATCAGGAAGCAGGAGGCAGAGCGTGGCACTCAGTGATGTGATCTCTCGTCTCGCTGTTTCCTTGTCGATGGAAACTGCCGCTTTCGAAAAGGGTGCTGATCTCGCTGAAAAGCGGATGAATCAGACCCGCAGGAAGCTCGAGGCGATCGGCGGCAAGATGGCCGGCATCGGCAAGCGCATGTCTGTCAGCATCACTGCGCCGATCCTCGCTATCGGCACTGCCAGTGTGAGGGCGTCCAGCCAATTCGAAGCCAGCATGTCAAACGTCTCCACGCTCGTGGACACGACGACCGAGTCCATGAAGGACATGAGCGCGGCGGTTCTGGATATTTCTCGTCGCGTGCCGGTGGCGCTGGATGACCTTTCCTCCGCGCTCTACAATATCCGATCCGCCGGCATCGACGCATCCGATGCGATGAAGGTTCTCGAAGGTTCCGCGCGGCTCGGCGTGGCCGGGCTCGGCACAACCGAACAGGCGGTCGACTTGGTCACGTCTTCCATCAACGCGTTCGGGCTTGAGGGTGAGAAGGCCGAGAAGGTCTACGATAATATCTTCAAGACGGTGAAGGCGGGCAAGACC